CTTCCTCCGTAACCTTAAGGAACTTTATGAAGATCTTTTCCACCTACAGCACAACTTTCTCTGTATCTATGCGCTCAAGTTTTTACTTAAGTGACATCGACGCAGAAAGCGTTGCTGCTCACGTGGCCAGGGTGCTCGATTTTTCGACCACCCAGACCACGGCGATTGCCTTGCGGCTTTCGCGGGGTGTCGAGTGGGACCAGTCCTACTTCACGCCTGCTGAAATGCGGGCGTTGAGCGGTCTGGCGAAGTTCTGCACCGGGGTTGGCGTTAGTATCGGCTCTGCCTTCACTATCGCTGACCTTAATTCTGGTAAGACCTTCAGTTTGATCCGTAAGGAACGAAAGGAAGGGCAACTCTGATGCAATTTTGCATCTTCCTTTAGGAGCCACTGCAATGAGCCTTAACTCGAAAGATTGGACGGAATTACTCGTTAACGCACTCTTGTTTCTGCTTTCCGCGTTCATGCGCAAGCATGGCGAGGACGCAGCACAAGAGATCGTATCACGCGTGTCCGCCGATATCTCGGGTGGGTCATTAACACCTCGGCCTTTCAAGCTCTCTGAGCTTGCAAGGCTTACGATGTTCTCGGAGCAGTCTGATACTATTTCTGAGAAGGAACAGTATCGCGTATCGCAAGGTACGGTCTCTTAAAGGGGCGATAAGGTGAGGAACTACAATCGTAGCACCTCTGGAAGATGGGTCCGAACCGTCAAGAACGGTAACTCCATCGTTGTAACTGATGGCTTTAGTGTCAAAGAGACTACGATCCTGTCTGCTACCTCTAATCGGGGTAACTTCGTGGATCCGTTGCCTCAAGGCATTACTCGTTCTCAGCTATCTTTGATGGAAGGCACGTATCGTGCCGGTTTTACGACCTCATCTAACTATAGCCTTATCGAAGGCCTGCTAGGATACAACTCTGACCCTGGCGGTCAGTCGTTGTCTTTCTCGTCTGAAGTCTATAATAGAGCCTTGGAAAAGCTCTATACAGAACTTCGGGGAGAAGTAGACCTTTCGGTCGATCTTCTCCAGGCCGGGCAGGTACGGTCTATGATGAGCCAGGGCGTTTCCGCCTTAGCACACCTTGGTCGTACTGTCCGTCGGATGCGAAGAGAGCCTACACGAGTAGCCGCAGAATTGTGGCTTACTTATGTTTATGGTGTGAAACCTCTGATGGGCTCCATTTATGGAACATTAGAGACTTTCAAGAATGGGGCCCGTAAGGGCCTCATCCGTGTACAGACGCGTGCCCGCGAGGGCTCGTCTCGCACGGTAAGTTGGAACAACGTTGGGGACGCCAATCTTCCGGCTCGTACCACAGAAACCACTAGTAAGCGGTGTCTGATTCAGTGCGATTTCGGAATTAAGGACTCCACGTTAAACAACTTAGCTTCTCTATCGTCTCTGAACCCTGTGAGCATCATTTGGGAAACCATCCCGTATTCCTTCGTTATCGACTGGTTTGCCGATATTGGGGGGTACGTTAGGAATCTCGAAAGTGCTTTTCTGTACTCTGCCTCCTTTAAAAGAGGTTTCGCGACAGAAGGTTACCTTATCGAAGGTACAACCACGACAAATGGCTCGTACCAGGCCTCTGGCTTGGATCGATTCATTAATGCTCGCGGTTCGTACCGCCTTTCAGGTAAGCGCAGGGCGGTGTTTTCTTCATCACCACTCCCTCGCCTCCCACGGTTCCATGTGGACCTTGGTGCGAGTCGCCTGTTGTCCGCTGCTTCTCTTTTAAGAGTGCAGTTGGGACGTTAGCGGCAGTACCGTTGGTATCTGTCAAATTCAACGAGCCTGACTACCCAGATTGGGTCTAGGGCATCAATGGGTATACCCATGTCAGCAGTCACAAACATCGTTCTGAATGACGCACAGGCAACCCCTGTGGCTCACACCTTCATCCCACTCGGCCCGGATCAGACCGGCGTGTGGTGGTTCGAGGATCAATCAGGCACGAGTCCGATCGGTTACAACCGAATCAGTCTTCAGCTTGTTCGACCCAAAGCCGCCACTCCCGGTTCTGATGCCGGCGACCGCACCGCACGTATCAAGGTAGGGATTCACACCCCGAAGCTTGAAACGGTGGCAACTAACGACGCAGGCCTTACGCCTCCGCCGACCGTTGCTTACATTCCGCGGTGCAATGTCGAGTTCATCATCAGTGAGCGTAGTTCGCTTCAAGACCGGAAGGATCTCCGCAAATATGCGGATTTCCTGATGGCCGAAGCTCAGCTCACGAACATGGTCGAGAATCTCCAGAATATTTATTAAGGAGTTCTAGAATCTCTTTTTAGAGTTCAGGATTTTCCGAAACACTTACTAAGGAGTTCTCGATGTCTACACGCGACGGGTTTCCCCGGATATCGGAGGTTTTCCTCCGGTTGTGTGAAGATGTGAACAGTCCGCTGTCACTTGGTTTGTATCTCAGATTCAAATACGATCAGAAATCGTTAGCTGAGTTTGAGTTCGAACCTAGTGCCTACACTGATTTGCAACAGTTCGAGGCCGATTACTTTGTCGCCAGCTACTTGTCAAAATACAAGGGACTGGTGACAGGTATCGACCAAAAGGCTGTTGCGCTCCAGAAGTTTGAATCTTCTGAGCTTCTCTGTGCTCAAACAAATAGACGGATTCGCGACTTGCGCTATGGCCGGCTTTGTTCCGGCCCTTCGAACGAGTTTTTCGTTGCGAAGAGAAAAATAGCTCAAGTTCTCGGTCCATTCTCTGTTTTTGCACTTGAAGCTGGTGCAGGGTGGGGTCCAGGTGCTACTGACGACTTGCGTCGTCGGGAAGCAGCATTGGACACTAAAATCATCAAAGTCCCTATTTCGGTCACGAAGCAGGCTAAGCACCTTATCGATAAGATTATACGCAGTGATGCGCACTGGTCTTGTTCGATTCTTGGTGTTTCGCCAGAGGACCTTTCTGGCCCTTTCTCGTTCCTACCCATTGTTTTCAACATTGTTGAAGACAACGTCGTAGAATTCGTGCCGAAGAATGCGAAAACACACCGCATAATTGCCAAGGAGCCACGCGCCAACGCCTTTCTTCAAAAGGGTTATGGTGCGTATTTCCGAAAGCGACTAAAACGTGTGGGAGTCGACTTGGATAACCAAGAAGAGAATCAAAAGGGCGCTTCTCGCGCTTTCTTTGACGATCTTAGCACCCTTGATTTAAAGGGCGCCTCTGACTCCATGAGCGTAGAGCTCGTATACGAGCTTTTACCGATCGACTGGGTTCTAGCATTGGAAGATGTCCGTGTTAAGTCTAGTAAGCTCCCTGATGGGAGATCTGTTAGGCTCAACAAGTTCTCTTCCATGGGTAACGGGTTCACATTTGAACTCGAATCCCTGCTTTTCTGGGCTCTTGCGAGCGCAGTAAAAGAAACCAGAGGGGTCGGGGGACGGCTTTTGGTATACGGTGATGACATCATCGTCCCGCGAGTTATCGCCGAAGATGTGATTTCCCTGCTTGAATTCGCTGGGTTCCAAGTAAATGAGGAGAAATCCTTCATTACTGGGAACTTCTTTGAATCATGCGGGAAACACTTCTTCATGGGAGTTGATGTCACGCCTGTGTTCCAAAAGGAGGTTCCTGATTCAGTAGAAGAACTGATCAGGGCAGGCAATCGGCTTATGAGGCTTAGTGACAGGTTCTCTCGATGCGGTCGCCTTTGGCGGCCCGTTAAGAGAGCTTGGCATTACCTCTATTCTTTCGCAGGCAAATCGTCGCGTTTTCAGATTCCTCTCGGAACTGAAGGCGATGACGGCTGGCTTGTGAACGCCGAGCTGTTTCACACAGTTCCTTTTGACCTTAATTTTGGTCTAAGGTGCCGTGTGTTCTCCAAGCCCGTACGCAGTTTTCCTGCGCATGAGCTAGCCATCCTCTCTTGGTATCTTCGGATTAAGGGGTTCGGGTCTCACGACTCGAACCTCTTGACGCTTCAGTCCTTAGGGCCGAAGCGAGAGATGGCCGCCTTCCAAGGCGACGTCTCTTTTGCACCCGTTGATACCGCGCCGCTACGCGAACGGCGCCGGTGGGTAATGCCCACCGGGGACTTTGGCCTGAGCTGGTAACGATACACTCAGGTGGAGGG